GCGCCTTTTTGTGCAAATGGTAAAGCACTTGTAAAATAATCATGTTCCCATGCGCGTAATCTTAAATTAAATAAATCTGTATTTCCAGTATTGTCTCCGTCATTTAACTGATAATTTACTTCTGGAATTAAATTTTGGTCTCTATAATACTCGTTATAAATAGCTTGATAAGCTGCTAATGGTAGCGCTTGAATATTACGGGGTAACGCTGGGCTACTATTGTTTGGGGGTACTCCTAAATAGTCAAGAAACTTTTTTCTTGCATCACTAAATGAAGGGTCATAAGTAAAATAAGGTATTACATGGTTGCTGTTTGCATCTACTATAAATTTTTCCCAATTTTCCCATACTATACGGTTTGGTACAAAAAAATAGTGCATACTTACATCCATACGGTGCATTACTGGTGCAAGTAGGGGTGCGAATCTTATTAAACTATCGCATCCAATGTTAAACATATCACCTGGTACACATTCTATCACGCATGTAGGCGTGAGCTGTCCCATTTTAGATGACATTTTTACGTCATGTGTTAAATCAAACACATTTTTCTTCGGTTTGCTTACTTCAACCGAGTTGAACAGGTTTTTGTTTGCCATTTTTGTTGGTTTTGTTTATATAGGTTTATAATCTAATACCTCCGCGACTTACATAATATTTGCGAAGTCTTTTAGTTTTTGACCGACGTTTGCGGTTTCTCTTTGAATAAAGGCGTCTGCGCATAGTTTTGTTTTTTAGTATTTGTTAGTTTTTGTTAGCAAATTTTCCTATAATTTATACTATATTAAATATCAGTTAATTAACTCAAATCAAATATAATTAATTTTCCACATATGTGGATATCCCCTACCCTATCGGGGTTTATATTTATATGTTTCCATATATTCTTTCATAAATAATGTTCTATTAAGACCTTGCTCTAACCATGATATAATTCCAAAAGGTCCATAAGTTTTATCTGTACCCATTAACATTCTGTTTCCTTCATATGTCTTTACTCTTTCTAATGTTCTAGTATACTCGTTGTTTACACTTAAATTTTTAATTTCTTCATCTATCTTTCTTATATCTGCTTGTAATTTCTTAACATTTTCTAATGTATACTGCTTATTAGCATCAGACAATGCTGCATTAGCTCTTGCTAGTTGTGTTCTTGCCTCTATTTCAAATTCTGTCTTTTTTGAATTTAATACCTCTTGATATGCTAATTTTAAATTTGGCTGTGCTAACGCTTTTCTAATAGTTGTGTCGGAAATCGTTGCTGCTGTTCTTGCTTGACTTTCACCTATAGATTGTTTTATCTGGTTTAATCTTTCCACATTAGTTTGATATGTTAAATCTGCCATTCTCATTCCTTGTCCTAACTTAAATTTAGTGAAATCAGTTTCACTAATTGCTTTGTTAGTTTTTGCAATTCCTTCTAATATCTTCTGTTTAGTTAATTCCATGTTCTGTTTTAAATTATCTGTTTGTATCTCCCTCATTTTTAAGTTTTGATACATTGATAATACATTACCGGCTGTGTTTGGATCAACCTGAGGTGGGGTAGGGTTCCAACTCTTTACATCTGTACTTCTAACTGGGCCACTTGTTGCATCTGCTCCTCCTTTGTATATTAAATGAGGATTTAATCCAGCTGCTTTCATTCTTGCCATTTGTGCTGATGGAGAGTTATATTCATTTTGCATTCTCCAATCTGCTAATGAATCTGCCCTTTGTCTATCATACATTTTCTCGTTCCACTCACGAGTTTTTTTGTTCATTTTGCCTTGTGCATAAGCATTTACTCCTTGTCCTAATAATTGACTTCCAGCTAATACTGCTGCTGTTCCTACTGAAATAGGGTCTCTAAATAACCTAATTGATGTGTTAAACATAATCTTTAGTTTTTGCTACGCTCTTTTACTTACAGTCATACTTCCTTTTCGTTATATCGCTTGCTTTTTACACTTTCGGTGTCAATAAGCACTAATATATCAAGTGTGTATTAGTGCTTATTTTCCTACTCTGACGCGCTACGCTTGTCTTCCGTTTATTTTGGCTAAAATCAGAGATTTTAGACCAAACTAAACGTTGTTTAGTTGTTTTGGTCATTTTCATCTTTAATATCAGTTATTGTTGTTCTTTTCTTTGCCTTTTTCTTTTCAACTTCCTCTTTTACTCTTTCGTTAATAGCTTTTAACTCTTCGCGAGCTTTTTCTGCTAATTCTTCTCTTTCTGCTAAATCCAATTTCTCGGGATCTATATCAAATCCTTCCTCGCCTTCCCAAATAGGGGTTTTTGCTCCTTCCAGTGGTAATCCTTTGGCATAACGAATTAATAATTCGCGTAATGTCATTGACTGATCAGGTACTGTCTTGCTTTCTTGATTGTTTACCTGACCTTTGTAAGGTTTCATTTTTGAACTAACTCCTTTGTGTGTCATAATCTTACTTTTAATGTTTGTTGTTTAAATGGTTTTTGTCTTGTTTTTGCCTTTTTTGCCATTCTTCTAAAATCGTTTGCGGTTTCTTCTGCATGTTTATACCAGTACAAATCGCCATACTTGTTTTGTAGTTCATCTACCTGTTTTTGCGATTCTGCACGCATAAATACTCCAATTCTAAATTTTTGACCTTTATCGTATAACTTATCCTTATAATACCTTGGCATAGCAGCTTTCTTACCGTCTTTTAATGGTAAATACACTTTGTTCTCAATATTTCCTTTGGTATGCCACTTAATCATGTTTGGGGTTAAATATCCTGCACCCAATCCTTTAGACATGAGTGCGAATTCTTTTTGTCTGTCGTCCCCATTAAATTGCGGTATCTTCTTTTCCTTGTTAATATACTTGAGAGTATAACCAACGCTGGCATCACCAACATCACCAAAATGCACATTCCCAATGCTAACATTATTAAGAGTCCAAGCATTTTCAACTATTTTAGGGTTTGCGTTAAATAATATTATATGATAATGTGGTCTGTCGCCAGTGTCGCCATATTCCCCTACTGCGTAATAGGATATCTTTTGCTTAGTTAATTTTCTAAGCCTTTTAAAAAAATCTTGTACATCCTTTTTAACAAGCGTTTGCAAACCATTCTTAGTGGTTTTAATATGCTCATCATTATAAGTAAGGGTAACAAAGTGAGCAGAATTACTATGCTCACTTTGTTTGTTTAATCTAAATGCCCATCCTGATACTCTGCGTCTAATGCATGCGGGACATTTTCCACATGGAAATGGCATGTATCCAGTTTCTACACCTTTAACTATTTCCATTTTCTTATGGAATGGTGTTTGGCATCTCGTACTCATATTAGAACATTGGTGTACCGAACTTAGGCATTGGTCTTACCGCTCTAATCTTGTGCAATACTTGGCAATACAAATTATCTGTTCCTTCTGGATCATCTGTTACTGCAAATATTCGACTTACATCATCTGGGTCACACTCAATAAATGTCTGGTTAAGATTTGGTTGGTTTCCAAATATTCTTCCTAAATGCCAGTATGCTAATGTTGTCCTAAAATCTCCAGCTACTCTGTTTGGCATGAACTTATACTCTGCATACCTAGGTACATAACCAAATGTTAATGCATCATTGTTTGTATAAGCAAATATCTCGTTATTTGTTACTGGTTGCTCTCCAATATGTGCAAATGAAGGCCAGAAGAAATCAAGTGGGTCATTTTTAAGATATGTTTTTGGTATTCCTTGCTGATAAGCACCTTTTGGCATAACGGACATAATACCGATAATGTATCCATGCTCTTCACAAAAATATGTACCATATTTACCCGTTGTTACTGCTACTCCATGACCTGCCATGTTTCCCTGAGGCGTTTCATCGGAAAGTCCAGTTGTGTTTAATACTTCACTAATTACTACTGGTGTTTTTACTCCTGTAATATATTCGGGGCGTTGTAACCTTTTATCGCTACTTTTTACACCAAAATGCATTAAAATATTCTCGATATAACGTGTTCCACCACGTGCATTTTTTTCAAGCCATTCTTGTAATCTAAAAGCTCGGCGTAAATCGTTAATTGTTGTAGCTGAAATATCAAATTCATCTCCGTCTACAAATAAATATCCTGGATCTACTGGAGAAGTTCCTAAATCTTCTTTAGCATTAAATAAATTCCAAGGGCCACCACCACCGGGTGGAATTGTGTCCGAAAATGCAGTTCTTGGTTGTATTACATTACTAACTCTTACTGCTACATCATTCTCTACTTGTCCAATAGGTATGTCTACTGCTGCGCCTTTTTGTGCAAATGGTAAAGCACTTGTAAAATAATCATGTTCCCATGCGCGCAATCTTAAATTAAATAAATCTGTATTTCCAGTATTGTCTCCGTCATTTAACTGATAATTTACTTCTGGAATTAAATTTTGGTCTCTATAATACTCGTTATAAATAGCTTGATAAGCTGCTAATGGTA